AAGTGACCGTTTGTATCAAACCGAGCAACTTCTGATTCATTAACACCAAATATTAATGCTCTAGATGTTGAATTATGGTAGATGTGCATACCAGTTGCATTGAGAGCAATCGCACCAGAATATCCATTACCGTCAATTCTTAAACCACCACTGGCAGAAGAATCCATAGATATATCGCCACTACTTACTAATACACCGTTAGTAGTTGTGGTAAATCTAAGATTATTATTATAGTAAAGTTGTACCTCTTCATCTGGTCTAAACCTAGCCATAGTTTCACTACCATGTTTTATGTCAACACCGCTAGCAGATTCTAATATAAGGTTTGAACCTGAGTTTGAATTTACAATATAAGATTCTGACCCATCATGATATAAAACTAGATCTCCATTAGTCGCACCACCAATTTCTAATTTATGATTATCTGCTGCAAGTTTTAAAGTATCTGCTCTTAAAGTGCCTTCAATATCCACTCCGAAAGATTCCGTGGAAAGCTTCTTTGAATTATCATGAAAGAGCTTAACATCCCCATCTGTATTAAACTCAGCCATTGTTTCATTAGCACCACTCTTAGTAATTCTTACCCCTGCTCCATTACTATCTATATAAAGAGCACCAGTGCCAGACTCTCTTACCCATGAATTTCCACCATCATGTTTGATCTCAAGATCTCCTCCAGTGCCAAACACTGCTTTATCATTATCAGCAAAATCTATATCATTACCATTAGACTGTAAGTCACCTCCTAGCTGTGGTGAGGTGTCATCTACTACATCTCCTCCTACACCTGTAAGATTTGAACCATCCCCTGCAAATGATGTTGCGGTTAAACGACCTGATGAAGAATTAAATGTAAGATTACTACCTGTCTTTGGTGCTAAATTACCAGTTGCAGCAGTTACAAATACTGGAAAACAAGTAGTGTCTGATGATTCGTCAGCAGCAGTTATATTTGCTGCATTTGTGGCATTAGTAGCATTAGTAACGGTTACACCAGCAATCACTGTATTTAATGCAACGCCCCCAACTGTTATTGCATCAGCTTCAAGCGTCCCATCAAAATCACCATCAACGGCATCTATATTTCCAGCAAAAGTTGTTGCCGTTACTGTTCCATTAACTTCAAGTTTTGTGCTTGGAGATGTCGTGCCTATACCTAAATTTCCAGACGAATTTAAACGCATCTTTTCAGATCCGCCTATGCTAAATTGATGCCTTGTACCATTTATATTCATATCAAAACCGCCACCATCACCAAATTGGACACTACCTTGAACTTGTAATTTGGCACTAGGACTTGTTGTACCGATACCTACGTTGCCAGCAGAGGTGATACGCATACGTTCTGAGCCGTTATTTCTGAACAATGTTCCATTAGAAGAATCTAATGTTCCATCAGTTCCATCATGTGAAATAGCTAACCTGTTTGACGCATTACTGCTTGTCCTTTGTAACTTTAAGACAGCACCACCACTAGCATCTAAATGTAATGTCGAATCAGGACTTGCTGTACCAATACCCACATTACCTGCCGAGCTTATTCTTAATCTTTCAGAAGGGGAAGCAGCACCATCAGCCGTTGTGCTGAATACCAAACGACCCGGCATATCATTAGAACCCGGTGTGCCATCTACTTCTGCTTTTATAAGCGCAGCTTGACTGTCTCTATCTGTGCCATCTGCACCATAAAATCTTAATTCTCCTAAACTATCGCCACTTTGGACAACAGTCGTACCACCAACTGTAGCAGTTCTAGTTTTTCCAAAAATAAAAACAGGACCACCATTGTTAGCAGAGTTTCTAGTAATTGAAAGAGATGCTGCCGAATTAGTATGTTCTATAGATATTTTAGGAGTAAAAGACCCCGGTGCATTACCACTGGTATGAGCTACAAGCAAACGCTGTGAACTATCAACCCTAAACGATTCAGTACCACCAGTTTCAACAGAAACAGTATCAGCAGCAGGGAATCTTATCGCAGTATTAGTATCGCCAGAATGTATTATTTTATCTGGTATCGTTAAATCACTTGTAGAAGTTATAGCTCCTGTAACAGCTAACGTACCAACAACACTGACTCCTGTATCAGCAGTTAATCTTGTTGTTCCTCCAGCAGCCAGACTAACAGTATTCGTTCCACCAAATATTCCGCTGTCACTATCTCCAAAATGTATAGAAGGTGCTGAATTACTTCCAGCAGTTGCAGCTACCACTCCTGTTAAAGTACCGCCTGCTAAAGCAAGATAAGTGCTATTTGATGTGGAACGTTCTGCTACTGTTACCGCATTTAATCCAGCAGGGGTTACAACTCTATTTGTAGCAGATCCAGCGGTAGTTTCACTATTAGTAGCAAGTTCAGATATACCCGAAACTGTAGTTGTAGCGGTAGGTGTTGATAAACTTCCTGGGCCAAATATTTTTACGATACTATTATCACTGGCTCGCATGAAACCACCGATACTATTTATATTTGCATTAAGTGCTATTTCACCGACAGCAGGTAAATCAGATGTACTTGGAGTACTGTCTTGTACAACACTATTCTTTAATTTAATTTGAATTGCCATAGTTTACCTTGACTTAATTAAAGGATACATTAATTTAGTAAGTTCCTCCACTTATTACTGAAACATTTGCAAATTGACCGCTTGCTTGAAGTATTAATAACTCACCTGTTTGAGGACTGTTAACTGTTACATCCGACAAATCATTTAAGCTAGAAACACTACCAGGGCCAGATAAGGTATCAATTCTATCCCAGTTATCAGGGCCAACACATAAGCACCAATCACCAGCATCGAAACTTGTTGCTGGTACAACTGCTGTTCCATTACCAGGAGTAACGCATACAAAGTAAGCACCAGTTAGTGTTGCTGTACCTGCTGGAATCGCATTAGAAACAGTGAAACCTGCTGACGTACCAAAAGCTGTAAGTGTAACTATTGTTCCGTTACTGGCATTAAATGTTCCGCAAAATCTTAAGTTTTCTTCTGCTAAACGTCCAAAACCAACAGAGAAAAAGCTGTTACCGTTAAATATTCTTAGTTGTCCTGTAGATTCCTGTAACCAGAAAACACCAGTTGGCAGGTTAGATATATCAGGTGAAGCTTCCTGTATAAATCCAGTAGATAAGTTTGCTAATTTATCCATTGTGATGGAGTCATTAGCTAAAAAGTTTGTACCAAAAGTACCTGTTGTGATTTTTGAAGTAGCTAAATCAGGAATATCACCAGCAGCAAGAGTTGTTCCAGCAGTAACAATACCTTGAGCCGATACCGTTACTTTCTGATATGTACCTGCGGTTACACCACTATTTGCTATAGATAAAACACCTGTACCTGAAATTGCCAAAGGAGCAGAGGCAACTGGTATCGATACAGCACCAACTGTAGATGCAGTAGCTAAAGGTAGATCACCTGCGACAAGAGCCGTTGTTGATGTAATTAAACCTTGATTATTAAAAGTAATGCCTGATGTAGTCGCACCAGTGACAGTATTATTTATTGATAATGCACCTGCTGCTGTAACAGCCAAACCACCTGTTGATGGTACGCTTATACCTCCAACTGCTGACGCTGTAGCTTCTGGTATGTCACTTGCAACTAATGCTGCTGTGCTCGTTATCAATCCCTGTGCGTTATATGTAATACCATTTCTTGCAGACGCTCCACCTGTTACCGCATTGTTAATTCCTAAATTACCTGATGCTACATTTAATGACCTGTCAATATTAGATGTATTTAATTTGGCTGCTGTAATCGTTCCATCTGTAATTTTTGTACCTGAGACACCTGAGATTTTGCCATCGGTAACAGCAGAAGCAGCAATCGCAGCCGTATCAACAGCATTATCGGCTAATTCACTGGAACCAACTGCATTAGCAGCTATTTGTGTGGCAGTAATTGTATCATCAGCAATCTTGGCAGCAGTAACAGCATTATTAGCTAACTTTCCTGTAGTTATATTTAAATCTGTAATCTTTGCAGTCGTAACAGCATTAGCTGAGATAGCTGCACTGTCTACTGCGTTATCAGCAAGTTCGGACGCTCCAATCGCATCGGCAGCAATATTACCAGCAGTGATTGTATCAGAAGCAATCTTTGCACCTGTTACAGCAGTATTGGCAATAGCAGCAGTATCCACTGCATTATCTGCTAATTTATTTGCATTTACAGCATTATCAGCAATTTGTGTTGCAGTAATACTTGCACTTGTAATTTTTGCACCAGGAATATCACCATCGCTTAAATTTAGTTTTGCAAAAGTTACTGTAGTGTCAGATAATTTATCTCCAGTAATACTCCCAGCTAATTTTACATTAGTAATATTTCCATCTAAAACTTTTACAGTTGTAACTGCATTTGATTGTAAAGCGTTTGCATCAACACTTGCATCAGCTAATTCAGTACTTGTTATGGCATTTGCATTTATTTGTGTAGCAGTAATTGCATCGTCCGCTATTTTTGCTGCGGTCACAGCATTGTCAGCTAAAGTTGCGGTAACAATTTGACCTGCTGTTAATGGATAGCTAAGTGCTGTAGCTGGTATTGATGCTGCATCTACTAATCCAAAAGCACCTTGCACAAAGTTTTTTGCAGTTATTTTTTTAGTCTCTGTTGCACTTACATCTGCAACAGCAATCGGATCTGCTGCTTGCAGTTGGGCTGAACTCAGTTCTTGTAATTGCGTAATTTGTAGATCAGCCATGTCAAGTCACTTTTAAGTACATCATAAATCTTATCTTAAGGATCTTCAAGTAAAATACCATCTCCATCCTCTTGCAATATTTTATCAGCATTTTCTTGTAACAAGAAGGCTGGTGGTACTCCATTATGAAGTCTTATTTCACCATTAGTTATAAATTCTATTCTTGCTTCTATCAAACCACTGGCAGGTACATTGATAGCGACATTAGTAATAACGCACATTGATTGATACCAAACACTATTTGTGGATTGACTCGGATCATTGTATATATAAAATCTTCCTTCAAAATCTGCACCCTGTTGCATCCGTACCAATAATTGACTTAAATACACAGCAAATTCTGGCTCTACAAAATCTGGTGTATCGTTTTGAAAATTTCTATGTTGCCAAATTGTCTGAATTGTTCCCTGTCCTGATATAAGACCATTTTCATACTGCCTTTTAAATTCTTCTCCTAAATTACTTACATCAACGGTATCTCTTGTTGTTGTAATCTCAAATTCAGTAACTTTGGCAAGCGGTCTAAACCTAGTGTTTCTGGTGCGTATTAATATATCTTTAGTTGATGATGGTGTTGTTAATGTAAGTGCATCTGATACTTCACCAGCTAAAGCAGCACCAAAAGTGTTATATAACTTAATTCCACCCATATCATCTATATGGATATATTTGCGGAGGTCAGGAAAACTATGACTATCTAATAACTCTAAATTACTTCCGTCAACAGTTTCTATTTCAACTTGATCTCCAGTAATTAATGATCCATTAATATTTTCAACAGAAAATCTTTTTTTAGTTGTATTGACATCAGCAGGGTTTAACGATGTTCCTATTTGAGAATTTAAAGCATCACGTTTTAACTCAATAAAACCTGTTGATCCAAAATAAATAGCCATTTATAAAGCAAGGCCAGTAGGTGCTCCATTTACTTCAAAACTAATATTTGCTGCTGTTACTTCTCCTACTGCATTTTGAATAGTAAAATTCGTTGGTATTGCTTGAAATTCGATAAATCTACCAGCAGTAGAACCATCTTTTATTTTTAATTTAAATGTCATGGAACTGCTTTCTGCATTAGCACCATCGCCAGAAGCACTCTGAACTTTTATGATGTCATTTATTAACGAACTAAGCTGACCAGCACCACCTCCAGCTACATCTTGATAATAATAAACACTTGCACTACCTGTATAACTTCTAGTGCCATGAATAATAGTTCTATCCGTATCTTCCAATGAAACAGTTTCTAATACTGCTTGGTTAAAAGTGAAAGACCATGATCTGACTTTAGCAACTTTGTTCCCATTCATCAGTAATTCGCCTTCTTTACCAGAATAAAAGCCAGCCATTGTTTTAATTTAATTTTAAGTACATTCTAGTCCCCATCGAGGCAAGCGACAAATTTACATTGAACATTTGATCTGTTAGGTCTGACACTTGTAACGGTAGGAGGACCATCATATCTATATCTTAACCCTAAAGGAACAGCATCAAAGTATGCAGCAAGATTTCCTAACGATCCATCTGGCATTGTATGTCCAGTTCCTCCAATGCCTGTCAAACCTGAATCTTTATTAAAACTTACATAATTATATTCAGAATTTACTTGCCTATAATTTTCTAAAATTTCAAAAGCTTGTGAATCTAAAATATTTGTAAAATTTAATGTTAATTTTGCATTTACTTGTTTATCACCATATCTAATAACAGTTTTAGCACCATTCTGTGCAATAAATTCTGTTTGTGGGTACGTTCCAGGTGTAAAACTTCTTGATGAAGGTTTTATATTAGGAAAATTTATGTCTACTGCCATTATAAAGCTCTAAAATCTGAGTCATTATAATGTATTGTAGCAAGAGTTCCATCAGATAAAAGAGGTGCATGACTTGCTGATACTTCTATTAATCCTTCATCCGTATATGTAATAGATTCAGTTTTGTATAACCTATTAGATTCAGTTGTTTGTTTTACTGTAAATACCGATCCATATAAATTAGAAGCTGTGGTTTTACCGTTTACTACATTTAAAACAGCCTCTTTAACTTCTTGTGTTCCTGGTTTCCAGTGATAAATGTTTACATTGCTTAAACTATTATTACCAACACTTTGTACAAATCCATCAGGAGAAATAACACCATTTTCAAATCTACTGGTATGAGTAGCTTCTGAAATGAATCTTATATAATCACCAGGTTTTAAACCTAATGCAGCTTGTGGTGTAGTTTCAAACTTAATGGCATGGTCTACTTTATTTCTTACCATCAGAGCGTGTTGTAAAAACTCTTTAGCGTGTTTTTCGTTAGTACAAAAGTCGGACATATCAAAGACTTCTATAGGGAATTTTTCTTCTATAAAATTTTCGTCATCATTACGGATAGTAAAAG